GCAGCATTGTTCATTGTTGTAGTTTGCGTATCATTATAGTAAGTAAAACCAGTAGCGTTGTTTAAAGATTTTCCGCTGGTATATCCACCACCGTTTTCTAAACTTTGAGTTAAGACCAAACCCAAAGGACCGCCCGAAGCACCAGTATTATCTAATGTACCAACAACAACAAAATTTTCTGATACTGAATCTATAGCAACGCCGTAAAAATCTGCATTTGAAGAACTATTGTGTTGTATATGTCCATTCCAAGTAATGTCAGTACCGAGAAGTGTCTTGTTAGTGCTTTGATCTATTAAAGTAAGTCCTGCCCAATCTGGAGATTTACCAACAACTCTGTGAGAAAGTAAAATTTTATCGTCAGATGTTATTTTCATATTAGGAATAAAAGCTGTTGCAGAACTATACCTAAGGTCTTTTGCTGCGTTTAAGGTAGACCAATCATCGGTTATGCTGGCTATCCTACCAGAAGAATACGTTAAAAAATTAGTACCGTCAGATGTTCTTACAATTTTAGGCGGCGTGTCGTTATAAAAAGAAGCACTTGTTTCTTGTATATAATAAGTTGTTGTATCAATTTCTGAAGCAGATAAAGATGATAACTCAGCCCTAAAAGCGTAATTACTAGTGTTAACAATTTGACCAACACCACTTAAATAATAACTACCGTCGTCGTTTTTCCAAATTCCTGTAAACTCCATTGACTTCGTAGATATTCTTAAACCTCTTTGTTCTGATCCTATTAAAGAACCGTTTGATGGATCTATAGAGAGTAACACTGCCCTACGTCTATCTGAGCTAGCCCAACCATAACCGCAAGGAACAAGAAGATTATCATTATCATCTAAAATAACATCACGAGCATAAGAAGCATAAGATGTATTGTTATAGTAGGCGTTTTGCCACAAAACACTTCCATCAGAAGAGTCGTGACAAGTAACAAACATTTGACTGGGACTTATTCCAGCAGAACTAGCTTGCAAGGTTCCTACAGCTACAACATTTCCGTCTGCGGTAAACGTAACGGCGTACAAATAACAAACTTGAGCAGCTAGTTTAACTTCCCAAACTTTTGCACCGTCTGCGTCAATTAATACAACAATTCCATTGTAGCCGCCAGAATGACCACAAAAAGCCACATTTCCGTCAGACGAAGTAGCTGTTCCTATTATTTCTGTAATATCGCCGCCGCTAACAACATCGTAAAACTGAGCAATCGGTGCTGAACCTCCAGCCCCAGCCGCAGCCTGTTGTAAAAACCTACCTACACTCATCCTAGTGCTTGCCCCGCTGTAAACCCGTACCAAGTTGTTCCACCGTCATATGTGTAAAACACAAACTGATCCACAGCAGACGCTGTAGCTGTCAGGGTAGGCGCTGTAGCACTAGGCCAATCAACAGACGTAGGCCACGTTACAGTGTACCCGGAGGCATCAGCATCTTGGACAACCTTGAGTGACATTGCGTAGGCTGTGCTGTCGTTGAGGGATGATGTGCTTGTAGAGTATTGATAAACGGTGTCCCCTGAGTTTCCAACCACATACATTTTTGTTCCGCTGTCTCCAAAAGTACAAGCGTAAGGATTTACTTCTTGACTTCCTGTGCTAAAACTTACAGAGTCATATGAAGCAGTTGAAACATCCCAAGCAGTGCTTAATGAATATTGATAAACAAAATCTGTATTTAGGCACTGCACAAACATTTTTGTTCCATCATTATTAAAATTAACGTCAGTAGGAAAAGTTGCTTGTGACGCAACACTAAAACTCTTAGATGCATAAGAAGCTGTACTTAAATCCCATGCAGTGCTTAATGTATATTGATAGACAGTATCATTAACAGCACCAACCGCATAAAGGGAAAGACCGTCTGACTTAAAGAATAAACCTGTTGCTTGGCTTAATTGCGAGCTAACGCTAAAGGTTACAGAGTCGTAAGAAGCTGTAGATATATCCCAAGCGGTAGACATAGAGTACTGATGTACGCTGTCAGGAGTATCACCAATAATGTAAAACTTAGTACCGTCAGGTTTAAATCGTATTCCGTCTGGAACAGTTTGCTCACTAGCTACGCTAAAACTTTTGGATTCGTAACTTGCTGTGCTAACGTCCCAAGCAGTAGAAAGAGCGTACTGGAAAACCGTATCGCTAATGCTTCCTAGAACGTACATTTTTGTACCGTCCGATTTGAACTCAACGGCTCTTGGCGCAGTTTCCTGTGAAGCAACGCTAAAACTTTTAGATGCGTAAGCCGCTGATGACAGTTGATAACCACTAACAACAGGCGTCCCACTAGCTGGCGGGTTGCTAAAGGTAAAAATGGTGTTAGCAGAAAGCGTATGGCTAAACACATTTCCTGATTCGCAATCAATAGTTAAGCCGTTAGCCGCAGAATCAAAGTCATATTCTGTAACAGTAAAACCTAACGCATCTCTAACCAAATATAATTTAGAGCCGTCAGGATCTATGCCAATCAGTGCTACGTTAAAACCAACAGCGTAAGTATTGGTAGCCGTAGAGTTAGCGGTGCTGATGTCGTAAGCCGTAGAAAGGGTGTATTCATTTACTGCTTGTCCGTTTGAGCTAGAAACGTATATTTTTGTTCCGTCGCTGTTAAATTCAAACGATCTGTCTTGCGTACCACCCGGAGTAAAAGACTTAGAATCATAAGAAAGAGTAGTATGGTCAAACGCTGTACCAAAAGACCACTGGTGTATTTCACCACCATCGTTTAAGGCCCACAGTTTTGTACCATCATTTTTTATCTGTAATGAATATCCGTAATCAAAGTTAGTAATGGCATCACCTGTTCCATTATTTGTGTAGCCGCCGCCAATATCCCAAGCAGTAGTAAGAGTAATCTTCCGACTTACGGATGTTCCAGAACCTCTTGGTGTTCCTATTAGAACTGTTCCGTCATTAGTAACGCCAAAAGTAACATTCTGTACTCCAAATGCTGTCGTTGAGCTTAAATACGTATCATAAGAAGCTGTACTTAAATCCCAAGCTGTGCTAAGGGTGTACTGATAAATCCTGTCGCCGGGAGTATTATCATGGTCATGTACCCAAAATACCGTTCCGTCAGGCTTCCAATACACGTTGCCAACAGGTTGATCGCCAGCGCCATTGGTTTGCACATTGACTGTATTTCCTGTCGCAGTAATAGCATCAAAATCAAACGGATTTGTAGTAGCTGACGGTGAAGGCGCTTTAAAAGTTTCATTGTAACTATCAACCAGCAATTCGCCTGTGATGTCTACGTCACCTGTGTGAGTAGCGCCTACCTTGGAATCCAACTGTGTCTGGATGTTTGACGTAACGCCGTCTGTGTAGTTAACTTCAGTAGCCGTAGCAGTAACGTCTGTGATGTCAGACAACGACAGACCACCACTGATTTGGCTAGTGTTAATAGACAGGGCAGCTTCGTGTTGTGTAACAGAAGACTCAGTAATGTTTGCGTCAGGTACGTTAGCCCACGTTACGTTAGCAGTAAGATCGTTAAGCTCTACAATAGTAGGGTACGTAGTCAACACCCAGTTACGCACAGCGGCGTTAGTAGGAATCTGAGTATCGCTATCTGCAAAGGTTTCACTAGAAGTTGTAATAGCTCCAGCGTCTATATCAGAGAGCGTAACGCTAGTCAGGTAACCTTCTGTGCTGTGGTCGCCCCAACCAAACGCTGTGTCCCAATTAGATACGTTGAGGTTAGAGCCTGTGACAACACCTGAGAATGTACCTGTAGTGCCTGAAATAGCGGCAGGAGTAGAACCACCAATAATTACACCGTCGATAGTACCACCGTCAATGTTAGTCGTTACGTTACCACCTGAAAAGTCAACTGTACCTGTAGCAGTAAGGCCATCAAACGTAGCAGTACCCGTAAACGTAGGACTAGCAATATTAGATTTAGTGGATACTGCCGTAGCAATAGCATCAAATTCTGTATCAAACTCTGAGCCACGGATAACCTTATTAGTGTCACCCGTAGGCAGAGAATCTTTAACAGTAAAATTAGTAAACTTTACGTAATTAGTCATAAGGTTATCCTATTTAACTTTTAGTTAAACACCCTGTTATCAAGAAGTTTAAATAAAAGGGGGCCAGTTACGACCCCCGTAGAGTTTACTCGTCGCAAACAGACAGGATGAATCCTGCTTCAGGACGGTAAGTCTCAACACCGTACAGCGTGTCAGACGTAAACAGCGTAGACAGGTATTCCTGCTTGTACTGTGTCTGAGAACGTACAGCGAGTTGCTCGGCCATAACCAGAGCGTCTTGGTGGAAGAACAAGCAACCACGAGTATCAGCAGTAGACGCAGAGTTCTGAGCAGAAGCTTCGATAACCGGAGCGTTGCTAGAAACGTAGATGTCTACACCGTACAGGTTACCAATCAAACCAGACTCAACGCCACGGCCACCAACAAAGTCAGAAGACACGTAACGATCAATGCCCATCAAAGACTTACGAACAGCCGGAGGAATTACAAGAACTCGTCCGTCCATAGGTACGTCAGCATCGTCCATCAGCTTGATAGCCTCACGGAAGCCAAGGTCAGTAAAGTTGTCACCAGTAGTAACAGTGTCAGCAGCATATGCAGCAAGGCCAGAAGTGGCATTGAAGTAGTAGCTGTTGCTGTTTACCCAGTTAGCGCCAGTGTTAGCAGGAGTGGTAGTACGAGTACCATCACCAAAGCCAGTAGCAGCGTTAATCAGATCGGTGTCAACTTTCAGAGCCAGTTGGTAACCAGCGTCTTCAGTGTAGAACTGTCGCAGAGAAGACAGAGCCTGTACTTCTACGATGTCCTCAATCAGACGTGAGTACTCAAAGTGACGATCAACAGTGATAGTCAACTCTGACTCAAGGTTAGCCTGAATGGTTACCGCAGTTGCTTCTGACTTAGCAGAGGCAGCGCCACGAGTAGGCTTAGGGATGTGGATTACATCGCCCTTCTTGCCTGTCATAGACATACGCTTGACAAGCGGAGCCATCTTCAGGTTCTTTTGATATGCAGCGATAATCTCATCCGACCAAATTTCGGGGATAAAAGTGCCCGCTGCGGTTTTGTCTACTACAGCATTAGCTGTAAAATATGCACCAGAGGTTTCACCAGCCATTTTAATTCTCCTTAAAGGTTAGGCTATTTGACCCTCTTCTCTGCATACGCTGCCATAATTTCAGGCTGTAGCGCCATGTAGCGATCAGGGTCAGTTTGCATAAGTTTTATTAAGTCAGCACGACGATAAATTTTCTTACGCGATCCCTCTGCTGTTCCGCGAGCGTTGCCTGTACTGGCAGACTTTAAAGTATTTTGACGAACTGCCTTTTCCGCTTGTGCGGTTTGTTGTACGGCTTGGTTTCTTTCTTTCCAGAGAGAAAACAATTCGTGTGCAGCATCGTAATCGTACCCTTGGTCTGCTTGAACAAACAAATTTGTTCTAACTTTTGACCCCTTAATCCACTCAGCAAACTTAGGATCTTGCAGAATACTTTCCATATCAGGGTGATTGGATTTCAACTGTGAAAGAGTAGCCTGTTGTTTTGCTTGTTGTGTGTAAGCTTCTGCTTCTTTAATCTTAGGGTGGTTATCTATAGCTCGGTTAACAGCGTTTTGTGGATCGACAAAGAAATCTACTTCATCATCTTCTTGTTGCTGTTGTTGAGGTGCTTGTTGGTTTGAGAGTTGTGTCTGAATATGATCATCTACAAGCTTTCGGAGTTCACCTACTTCCGTACTCTGCTTGCCTGAAAACTTTTCAAGCTCTTGGTGCATCTGAACGAGTTCTTCGACAGACTTACCTTGGTACTTTTCTGGAACATCAAACTCTGGTTCTTGAGGTTGTTCCTCTTCAGGATTCTCAATAGAGTTGTTAGTTAGCTCTTCAGTTGTTTCGATGGGTTCTTCTTCAGGACGCTCATCAATTAATTGTGCTCGTGACATAATATAAACTTACCCCGCCTGTTATTAAGGTTATGGAGGATTAAAATGGGAGATGCCCTAAGACTAGGATTCCCGACTAGATCGCCCAGCATTCTCGTGTTCACGTACCCACTTCATGTGTCTACCGGGAAAATCCCCAGATGCACCGTCGAGTATGTGCTGAGTTGCTGAAACAATTTTTGTAGCATTAGCTCCACAACCGCACCTACTGGTCGTGGTATCTCCATCTACAAATTCTTCAAAGGTATGTCCGTTTGTGCAGCGAAAATCAAATACTTTGATCATCAGCAGTTAGCTCTTCATAATTATTATTAATTGTATTTTCAAAGCTAAGAATATAAGCAAGTACGTTCAGTTGTCCTTTTCGTACATACAAATCATTCTGATCTTTAGTTGCTTCTACGCTGTTAATTACGAGAGCATTTTGTTGTAGTTCTTCGATTAACTGTTTCCAACCAGCGGTGTTAAACAGGTCAAAGTACTTGTTGTAATACTGTTCAGTTTCTTGATCTATTGAGGCCATGTGGTTATCTCTATAACTCCTATTATACCATATTTTAGGTGTGTTGTCAAGTTATTTTTTAGGTACTTTTTTCTTCTTCTTAGGGGGTCTACCTACTTTAGTTCCGTATGTTCCCGGTCCTCTTGGCATAGCTATCTCCTTACCATTTTTTGCAAGACCAATATCTTGCGCTTAACTTACTAGGCGGGTTTGAATCACACTTGTGCCTAGCCCTAAAAGATTTACGCCGTGCTGGTTGATCTTTTTTAATTGTCATCTTTTGATCACCAAAACGAATAAGTTTGGTTTTGTCACCTTCTTTTGCTACGACAACAAACTTTTTAGTTGGGTGCTTAGGCGTCCTCTTCGGCTTGTTGTACCCGCTTACTCCCGCTCGTTCTAGTTTTGGATCCTTTTTCTTTGGCATTAACCTTCTCCTCCAACTGGTCTAATCGGGCTTGGAGTTGCTCCAGCTTGTCGAATTGATCCTTGAACGCCTCGTTGATCTGGTTGAGGAAGTTGTTCATTTCGGTTTGTGTCATTAACACGGGGAGTTGCTCCTTTTGTTCTTTGGTTTTCTAGGTTACGTTCTTTCAATGCTACTTCAGCTACTTTAAGACGGCGTTCAAACTCTTTATCGTCTGCATCACCTTCTTTAAGATTTCTAGTAATTGCTTCAATACGTTCAATTTCTAATTCTTCAGGAGCTAACTGTGTGTCCATGTTGTACTTAGCGGCTCTAGCTTGCGACTCAGCAGCCTGTGCGTTAAGTGCAGCGGTTTGACTTTGCTGGAACTCAAGCTGTGCTTGCTGTGCCATCATAGCCATTTGTTGTGCTTGCGGGTTAGGTTGTGAAGCTTGTTGCATAGTTGCAATAAGGTCTTCACGATTACTAAGGTTCATGTTGTCAATGATGCTCTGGATCAGTACAGGGTACAGTGGGCTGTCTTGCTTCATAGTCTGCAAGAGTTGCACCAATTGCGTAACCTCGTACTCACGAGCAATAATACCCAGAGTACTCGTAGCGTTAAACTTATAGTCAGCTACGGGGTAGTTCTCAGGGTCAAACTGCATATACCTGTGTGCTGCTTTGGCTACAAAAGGCAAGAGGAAAGACTGCTGGAAGTTTATAAGAGTACGTTTATGACGCTTAATAATAGCACCGAGAGACATACTAATACCAGCAGCGGTTGCTTCGCCATTGACTTGCCCTGCAATGCCTGCGGAATCAACGGCTCCAGTTGCTTGTTGCACCATTTGTTGAAGGCTAGCAGCTTGTGCAAAAGTGATTTGCCCCACTTGCCCAAAGTTGAAAGGTTGAAGTACTTCACGAGGATCTCCATTAGTTAGTATCATCTTACCGGGGCGTACTTCTGGTCTAGCCCCTCTAGGAAGCCGTGTAGCGTCGATAGCGAGCATTGGATGGATAGTTAGACTCAGGGCATCAATACGTGCCCGAAGCTCTGTATCAAGCGCCTTTTGGCTGTTATAACCCTTCTCACATACACCACGACCCCAGAACCGTCCGGGTACTACGTCCCAAGGAAACGCAACAACGGGACGATCTTTCATCATATATGGGTTAGCTTCTGCCTTGAGCAACGTACCACCATTAGCAATAACTACAATAGCCTCAACGTAACGTGAGTTTTCTTCTACCTCTACGTCTTCAGACTCAAGCAACTCTTTGGGTACAAGACCATAATACTTAGTTAGTCGTACCTTATCATCGTTGTACAGTGTTAAGTCTTGGTCTGGCTCTAGGTCACTATCAGGAGCAGCCGATTCAATAAAGGCTTCTCGATACACTCCTTGTTCTTGTAGTAACTCTACGCTGTGTTTAGATACAAACTCATCTACAGCAACACCCATAGCATCTTCAACGGATGTAGCCACAGGATCAATTAAAAAGTTTTGAGGAAGTACAGGTTTTAGTTTTACTACTACACGATCAGTAATGTTTACGCCAATAGCTTGTAGCTGTCCATCCATAACAGGCTGTGTAGCTGGAGCCATCTCTTTAATTTCTTCCAGCGTAATTTCACCAATGCCTGTTCCAAACACAGCAGCATTAATAAGACACTCAGCCACAGCTTTTCGTACTTTGCAAGACTCAAAGTCTTCTGTTAATTTTTTTCGTAGATACAGAATGTCTTGTCTTTCTGAATCATTAGCATCATCAGTAATATCAAACCACTTACCACGACCAAACGTGGCTTCTTCTAATTCTGCTACGTTAGATTCTACAGCTTGTTGAAGTGCAGGAGAAATAATACGTGATCGTTCTGATGTTCGTTCTGAGTCAGCAGGATCCCATTGTCCTCGCCACAAACGGTAATACTCTTCAAACTTTTGTTCGTAGTTTGACTCATAGTGGTCACGCCAGTTTTCACACTTGGTCATTACCCACTCTTCCAAAGACTCTCCCATAATAAAAGGGTCTGGGCTATAAATATCTTCTGCCATCTTAGGTTCCTTAAATAAGAGCAACACAATACCCTAGCGTAAAAAACACTATGGCACTAATTGCATATATTCCGTAGGTATTGAACGGTCTAAAAACTTTCATTAGTATCCTGCTACTACATCTAGTATTTCGTGATCATCTATTTCAAAGTCGTAGCTATATGCTACCTTAGCTAGCTGGTCTATATAGGCCAATGCGTCAACCAAGTCATCGTGAGTTAAGGCATCAGGAAACTGAAACAACTGATCTAAGAATCTTGTGTTCCATTCTGCTTGTCTTAACGTTACGTACCCGTTTTCAAATCGTCCTTGTAACGCCCACATAACCCTGTCAGTTTTCTTTTTGTTACCGTGTGTTAACTCTTCTACCCTGAAGAACTGACCGTACCGCTTCATTAGGTCCATAAGAGGACTCATTACGGCTTGCTTTGCAATCCCTCGTTCAATACCAACGCTAACGGGTCTGTAGTCTCTAACGGCCTGAAATATCTTGGTGGCAGTCTCGTTAAGCTCCCACCGCCCATGTATAATGTTATCAACGTACCAACCATCAGTACCAACTTTAACGACAGCGATTGCAGTTTCATCTAGTTTAGTATTCTTTGTTCTTTTCTTGTTTACGTCTTCAAAGCCAGCTAAGTCAACAGCTATGTAGTAGTCTCCTTCTTCTGGCTCCTCTCCGAACTTGACCCAATCTTCTTTGAACATCTCTGAGCCTCTGGCTTCAAACGAGGCCATGAACTCTTGTCTGAAGGCGTAACTCGACATTGATTTCTTTGCCATGTCGATTTCAGATGGGTCCAAGATTGGGTTGTCGTAGCTGGTGAAATGCCAGCCCCTGTAAGTTTCATCGTCACCTAGCTCCGCGTACTTGTACAACTCGTAGAAGTGGTTCCTGCCCATAGGCGTACCTATGAACAACGCTTGACCCTTTTGGTCAGCCAGTGCTGGACGGAGTATCTGTTCCCATACGTCAGGCTTCATGTCTGCGTACTCGTCCATCACGAGAAACTTCAAGGACACACCACGCATAGTCTCTGGCCTATCGGCTCCTTTAAGACTAATCGTGGCCCCGTTGACCAGCCTGATCTGGAGGTTGTTAATGTGACTTCCAGATATAACAGGGTGTCCTAGCTCTAAGAGGGTCTGCCACATGATGTCACGGGCTTGTCCCTGTGTAGGCGCAACGTAAAAAACATGGCCTTTATCGGCCTGTAAACCATTAATAATAAGTAACCATGCAGCCAGACGGGACTTCCCTGTCCTTCGTCCAGCCGCTACTACTTTGAACCGTGTTGGATCAGAGTAGACTTCCTGCTGCCACGGCAACAGTTGTACATTTAAGTCTGTCAAGGTTTAGCCTTGGCAAGCCCTCTGCCACATCTGGTCGTCAAACGTGTAACCGTTCTGATACGGTACGTAGGTTTCACACCACTCTTCAGAACCCGGCTCCATGCCGTCAGTCTCTTCAGGTACGTAGTCACGCTTGTCGTTGGGCTTCAGCGGCTTGAAGTGTACACCACCACTCTTGTAAGTGTTCTTGCTAAACACGTTGTCCTTGGCTACTACGATGTACTCACCGTTCTCTAGGGTGTACGTAGTACCGTCAGGATAATTAATTACCGTTTGGCTAAAAGACAAAGAAGAAAAAAGAAACAAAAAGGCTGCAAGATACTTCATTAGGTTAAGCTCCGTTAAAATTTACAAGAGATGCCGGGGCTGGCAACAGATCAAAGGTTACAACTACTTCTAAATTTCCTGCACCAGATGCTTGGCATTTAACCGCTTCGTTCTCGTGCAGGATAAACAAAGGACCACCACCGTTGCTTAGTGTTTCTTTTCCTCCACCAGCTACGTTAGTTCCGTCAAAGATGTACACTTGCGGTGTTCCAGACACTTCCCAGTACAAATCAATGCTGTTTGTAGCACCGCCGTGGTTAGCTACAAATACGTAGTTTATAACAGCGTGGAAACCACTAGGCATAGTGAACAGTGTGGTTAGGTCTGTTGTTGTTAGCGTTGTGTGCTTAGTGTACAGCATCAGTACGTCCAGATTACTGGGGCAGAACCCCGTGTATCTACGTGAATAAAGTCACTAGCGACACCAATCCCAGCGAAACCCAGTGCCAAAGCCTCTCTTATTATTGTGTACCGTTGGGCAGCGTTTGTTATCTTTATGTCTGCCGCTATGCCTTGCGCGTGTGTTCCCGGTACATCTTTCTTTGCTTCTATTGGGTGCTGGGCTGATCTGTAGCCACTAGTGATAACAAAAGGAAAACCACAACGATCCCTAAGTTCATCTACTTTTTCCATGAACTCAGGTTCCATGTTGTTTTCACCTGTATGTTGACAGTCGAATTCAGATACGGTAAAATATCTCAATTGGTTTTAGTCCTTAAGTACTCAAAGAATAAAGCAGATTGCTCTTCAGCTTGATCAATCAGCGAGTTCGCCTTCGATTGCGCTACTCTCTTCACTGCCATCTGTAATTGTTGTAGTTCCAACGCCAGTGATATTAATCTGGATTGCACTTCGTCCACCATCTTTAGTCACATCCTTTTCAAATGCAGCAACAGGAAGAATACGATCCATAACTAACTTCCATGCTGCTGCTTGGTTCTTATGATCTGGGTCTAATGCTGCATCAAATATAGCATCCATCACAGCACGAGAGCGAGGAGAGTTTAACATCCTTGCTTTGTACTCATTTATGATGGCTGCATCACCCTTTGGTCTACCTACAGCCCCTCTGCCCCCTTTTTTCTTGGAGGAAACAGAAGATTTCTTAGGGCGACCAACAGGATTACCTGAACTTTTGTCGTTATCCATACTATATAGACTTAACCTAGTTGGGTTTCTGGTTCTTTTCTTATATTTGTTCCTAATAGTTGTATGTAATTTGTAGTTAGGAACTGTACTGTTCTATATATACGTATTATTATACCACATTTTCTTACAAAAGTCAAGAGGTATTTGGAAAAGAGGGAAAATTTACAGTGTAAATACCCAGTTACAGTGCAGATTCCTGTGCATTTACAGTGCAGATTAGCAATATGCAGTTGCATTATGCAAATAATTGATAAATAAAAACATATTACTAGAATTACTATGGCCTAATTTGACTCTTTTTTGTGTCTGGGTAGTAGCCGCGCGTTGTATAGTCGTCGTAGCCCCTCCCCCGGTGCCAAAATAGAACCGCCCCATGATAATGATCTGCGCAGAATCGACAAAGTGTGGGTCAGTGATGCACCACATAACCCAACGCTACCGACCGCCACAGCGCCATTGGTGGGATCTCATGAGGTAAACCCGAGTTTACTTTCTGAAAATAATTTGAATATTTTTGCTTTTGGTTGTTGACATTTCCAAAACCATCACCGAGAATCTTTGCATGGTGCTACTTCGCACTACTGATAAAGGTACTTTGATATGACAAACGTAAACGACAATGCATTCCTACCGGTTGAGACTGCTGGTAAAGACGTTGCCGAGGCGCAACAGAAAGCTGGCCGCGAAGTCCTCAACATCGCCATCAGCACGATCAAGGCGAAGGTATTCACTGATGAAGATGCCAAGGCCTTTCTGAAAGGATACGCAGACCAAATGGCAACCACCAACAAAGATAGCGTGAAGACTCTCAAGTCTCGCATGGCGCGGATCGTGAAGGTCATGCTGGCATCAGACAAGAAGCTAAACGAATATCACAAGCTATCGAAGCCCGCAGACGGTCAAAAGCTGGTCGCCAAGCTGGCCAAACAGTGTGACGGCATCGCACCTCTTTACAAAGCATTGGCAGTGCCTAGCGCGGGCAAATCAGAAGGTGACAGTGAGGGCGAGGGCGAAGGATCAGAACCGACCGCCAATGATGCCAAATCACTGGCCGAGCTGTACGCGGAATTCACTGGCGCGGCAATGAACAATGGCCACACAAAAGACGATATAGCCGCATTCCTAGCAACGGTCATAGCGTCATGATCGATCCCGACATAGCTTGGCCGCTAATCATCGCTGGAATCATTCTGATCGGATACTGCGAGATCATCGAAGAATAACCCAGTCCAACCCCACAGCCCTGCCATCATGGTGGGGCTTTTTTATGCCCGCCAGAAGCTCTCAATCGCTCTCTAAGCCACGTTCTAGTCTGACCCTATACCCTACCCTTGCTTTTGTTATCGTCGCTCACAGCGCCACACAGAGCCGTCTGCTTGACATGGCCACTATGCCATGCGATAATATGTACATGGTCGGGCAATAACGTTTGGCTATATCTGAAAAGTAAACTTGGGTTTACCTAGGAGACTGGTATGCACAGTGAAGATCAAGCCGCATTTAAAGCGTTGATTCAGGATGAGATGCCTGAGCTTGGCGCTATGTGGTTCAAGTTTTATTCACGAGAGCCGGATGATATGGCTGACGCTGGTGGTTTCATTGCTAGTTTCACCTTGTCCAGCGAACGTGTGCTGGATAGTGACGCAAAGGTGAAGCTGAAGAAGCTGCTACGCGAGGAGTACAGTAGCGACTGCTGGCACTCGCACGATTGCTGTGGTTGCGTGTTCTTATCAACCATACTAATCGTTGAACATCGTGGTGATGTATACGTTGAGCTTGACTTTGGTCGTAACTATTGAGGAGTAAGTGATGGTACTAACGAAAGAACAACGCCGCGCACTGTTACGTGTGTGGCAACGTGGTGAGTCAGACTTGAGTTACCGCCAATTCAGGCGTACAGTTGAGTCTGGTTTTTGTATGGATGGTGCAGTCGTAGTGCCGTGGTGTGGTATGTGGCTCGCCATTGAGACTGATGGTTACACTCATAGTTGAGGAGGATGTGGTGGTCAGCGTATCCAAGATGAGTGGTAAGTTGGCGGGTATTCCTGCCATCAATACCAACACAGCGACGAACCCGTACTGTGTCAAGCAGTACACGAGTGGTGGAGCGGACAACATTTGCACGATGTGTTACAGCCAGCGAATGCTGAGTACCTATCGTAAGAATTGTCAACCATCATTCCAGCGTAATAGTGACGTGTTGAGTAGTGATAGAGGGGTTGACATTCCCAAGATCAACGCTGCATTCGTGCGGTTTCATGGTCACGGGGAGTTGATCAACGACACACACTTTCTCAATCTGTGTGACATAGCAGAGAGTAATGGTCACTGTACGTTTGCACTGTGGACTAAGCGAGTTGACATAGTGCGTCCGAACAGGCATCATGTACCTGAGAATATGATTCTTGTTTACAGTAATCCAAAGATTGATCGCGTGATGCGTAAGCCACCTCGTGGTTTTCATCGTGTGTTCAACAACGTCACTAAGAAGTATCGTGGTGACGCTAACTGCACGGGGCAGAAGTGTATCGACTGCCAGTTGTGCTACAAATTCGACACGGCTTCGGTCATTGTCGAACACGTTAAGTAAACCTGAGTTTACAATTGAGGAGAAGTATCATGGGTTGGAGAAGTGAAATTGAAGTAACAAGTGTCATTAATCTGGATGACTATGACGATGAGATCATGGATTACGTGGAGCCTGACAACATCATTGATGCTATGGAGATGATGGACAGGTGGGGGTATAGTGATGGTGACATCCTCGATCATATGCTTGAGGACATGGACAACGAGTTGTTCTTAAGTAAGGTAGCTGACATACTTACGGTGGAGTCTGCACTGACACTGGTCAAGTCTGTGTACGAGTACGGTCATAGTATTCAGGTGCGTAACTTGGAGGCCAAGTCGAACCAGATCAACGAGTTGAAGCAGAGAGTTGACGACCTGTTGGCGTTGAATCATACTGTCATCACCGAACAGAAGGAGGAGACTACACATGAGTCCTGATCTACTGACAGAACTGCGTAACTTCAGGCAGAACCTGCGTGATCTCAAGGCTGACAACCTGAGACAGATGCGTAGGTACAAGCGTGATAGGTTTGATACTAGCTTAGGATCTTTCATGCATGGCATGGCGCTGGGTAAGACAGCGGCGCTGGAGTACATTGATCGAATGATAAACGTGTTGGAGAGCAACGATGGGGACAGCTAGTATGTATGGTAATCAGGTGATGGATGTGGAGTTGGACTGTGATTGGATGACTCTGTATGCAACCATCGAATACAGTGTGTACGGTGACGAGGAGGATCTAGTTGAGATCGTATCAGTTAAAGCGCGGGGAGTTGATATCACTAACTGGGTCAACTCTAGTTATATATTTGATCTTATTGCTGATGAGATAAGCAATGCAGACTATCACTATAGTGATCATGGAGATGAAGTATGATTGTAGTATTCGACAACAAGTATCCAGAGTATGCAGGTGCAGGTGAGCGTCCTGTTATTCAGAAGCTGATTGACCTGTGCCTCAACGACAACGGTAAGGTGTCAGTGTGGGATGGTGAGGAGCTAGCTGTGCATGGGTGTAGTGACAAGCTGCACATCCTGAAGAACCTAGCACAGACTGACATGGATCAGGTGGAGGCATACGATGTGGAGGGTAACTGCCGTGGGTGGTTCTCTCTGATCTACAACAACGGGTCAGAGCGTGAGCCCATGATTGTTATCTCTGACTACAGTGCCAACGAGTGGTGCGAGAATGTGTACCGTAAACTAGACGAAGCCTTTGGAGGTGTTGAGCTATGAGTTATTACATCAAGCCGTATTCAGAGCCGAACGGACGGATCTCTATGTTCCGTGTAGTCAAACGACTGCGTGACTTCAAGCCAGACAACGGGACAGAGTACATGGTGTTCAGGAGTAAGAAAGAAATACAGACCGCCATGTTCATTGACTTGTACTGTGGTAAGAATGGTAAGCTAGTCAAGCTCAAAGACAGATCAGTGTTGAGGTTCTAACATGAGGGATGGTATGACATACACGGAGATAGCCGAGGCGTTGGGCATCTCCCGTCAGTCAGTGAAGAACATAGAACGCAGGGCACTGTGGAAACTCAAGCGGTCAGGACAACTGGACAGGTTCTTGTGTCTACTTGAGATGGACATTGAGGAGTACCACGGTGAATCAAACAGAATTATTAAACAGTGTGAATAGTACGCTTACCTTTTCTGTTGGAGTGTGGTAAACTAAACTATATAGATAACTAAGTATTAATATTATTACTAATACTATTACTAATACATAGGAACTACATATGACACGAGAACAAATGATCGAAGAGTTAGTTGAGTACGAGTTCCAACAGGTCACGATGGTGGAGATCGTTCAGATATACATCAAGTTGCAACGTGAGTTCATGGATCAGACGTTTGATGATGACGAGATCACGACACGTTACAATCAGGTATTCGGAGATGCGGAGGTAGTACACTGATGGCATTCGTTAAACTGCACCAGAACTGTGATGACTGTGGTTCCAGTGATGCGTTGTCCTACAACGAGGATGGGTCTAGCTATTGTTTTGCTTGTGCTAAGTTTACCCCCTCACCAGAGGGCACAGGAGGCTCTGTGAGCAACATTAAAGAACGAGTAGTGCCGGGCCAAGGGTTCGATAAATCGGCCTTTGCAGAGCCATACAAGGGCTATCAGGACAGGGGTCTAACTGCCACCACCATGTCAGCGTACTCAGCACAGCAGAAGGCAGGTAACATTCTGTTTGGTTATCATGATCCTGTTGGTGAGCTAGTGGCGGTGAAGACTAGGTATCCAGACAAGCAGTTCAAAATCGCAGGGGATTGGAAGAAGGCTGGGTTGTATGGTCAGCACCTGTTCCCTAGTGGTGGTCAATACATAACCGTAGTGGAGGGAGAGTTCGATGCACTGGCATCCTATCAAATGTTTGGTGGTAAGTATCCTGTTGTGTCTATTCGTAATGGTGCCCAAGGTGCTGCTGCTGACTGTCGCCGCGCCTACGACTTTCTCGACCAGTACGATCATATTATCTTTTGCTTTGACAACGACGATCATGGCCGCTCTGCTGCTCTAGAGTGTGCTGATATCTTTGGTGGCAAGGCTCGCATCTTCCATCATGGTGAACACAAGGATGCGTGTGACTACCTGCTGAACGGTGACAAGGAAGAGTTTGTCAAGCGGTGGTGGGCGGCTAAGACTTACACACCTGACGGTATGGTGATGCTGGGTTCTCTGCGTGAGTCGCTGAAGAAACCATTGGAGGAGGCAGAGGTACGCTACCCATACAAGGGGCTGGATGACATGACGTTTGGTATCAGACCGACTGAGCTAGTCACCATCTGTGCTGGCTCTGGTCTGGGTAAGTCTACGTTCATGCGTGAGCTAGTGTTCTCCATACTGGGACAGACCAACGACAGGGTAGGACTAGCGTTCCTTGAAGAGACGCCTGATCGTACTGCCCGTGGTTTGGTAGGATTACAGATCAACAAACCCATACACCTACCGGGCTGTGACTACTCACCCAGTGAGGTAGACCAAGTGTTCGACAGTCTGGATCTTGATGATCGTGTGGTGCTGTGGGATACGTTTGGTTCCAACAAGATTGAGAACGTACTGGCACGGTTCCGTTACCAGATCAAGGTACTGGGTGTGCAGTACATCGTGCTGGATCACATCTCCATACTGGTGTCAGATCAGGACAACGGTGACGAGCGCAAGGCTATCGACGAGATCATGACCAAGCTACGTATGTTCTGTCAGGAGATGCGTGTGGCTATGTTTGTTGTGTCACACCTGAAACGTCCTGATGGTAAGGGTCACGAGGACGGTGCATACACCAGCCTTGGTCAGCTACGTGGCAGTGCCGCCATTGCACAGCTTAGTGACATCGTGTTAGGATTAGAACGTAATGCACAGGCAGAAGATCCAATGGTACGTAACACCACCAACGTGCGTGTGCTGAAGAACAGGTTCAGTGGTATGACAGGACCAGCCACTGCGCTGATGTACGACAAAGAGACAGGGAGGCTCACTGAGATATTTGAATGAGATGTGTTGCTTGTGATAAGATAATGACAGACTACGAGCTAACCAAGAAGTTCAGCGGCAGCGGGGAGTTCGTTGATATGTGCAACGAGTGTAGTAGGTTCCTTGTCGAAGATGATTTGACAGCGGTAGGTAATGTAGATTATGCTACGCTCAGTGATCTAGAGGAGATACGAGATGTCGAAGATGGGACAATGGATTATGGAACAGGAACAGAACAGGGAGATGAGGGATGGTGGTAGCGAACTATCAGAAAGACAGAAGCTTGATCTCGCCTACTACGAATACTGTGTTTATAGACATAGAGGCAGACGGCCTGAACCCTACGAAAGTACACTGCGTGGTTACCAAGAGATCGAACGAAGCTCACTTGACCCACTTATCTAGAAGGAGTTTGATGGATGAACTGGCAAAAGGTGGACAGGTATGCGGCCATAACGTTATCGGGTACGATCTTCCTGTGTTGCACAGGCTATGGGGTATACACGTTCCTCAACACAGAGTTGTGGACACACTTGTACTTTCTCGTTTATTTCATCCCGATCTGGATGGTGGTCACAGCTTGGCTGCTTGGGGAACTAGGCTCGGCTTTCCTAAAGGAGATCATTCGGATTGGTCAGAGTATTCTGAGGAGATGTTGGAGTATTGCAAGAGAGATGTGGATGTCACTGAAAGACTACATGATTCTCTTATCCAACAGATGAGGTTGTTTGGATTCACCCAGCACTGTGTTGATCTTGAGCATAGCGTTGCGTTCATATGCAAGGATCAGGAAGACAACGGCTTTGAGTTCAACAAACAGAAAGCTATTGATCTGTATGAAGAATTGACTACCCGTATGCATAGGATTGAGAGTGATCTACAACGTGTGTTCCCACCCATAGTGGAGGAAAGGTACAGTGACAAGACGGGGAAGAGACTCAAGGACAAAGTTACGACGTTCAATGTCGGTAGTAGACAACAAATCGCAGATCGTCTTACGAGCAAAGGTGCAGTGTGGAAGGAACTCACTCCGTCAGGAAAACCGAAGGTCGATGAGGCTACGCTTAAAAAGCAGAATGACATTCCCGAGGCAAAGATTATCCTTCGTTATCTTCTTTGTCAAAAGCGAGCGTCACAAGTTGATTCGTGGATTCAAGCAGTTGGAGAAGGTAGCAGAATACATGGGAGAGTACGTCACATTGGAGCGGTTACCGGAAGAATGGCACACTCACAACCTAACATGGCTCAAGTTCCTGCTGTAAGGGCTGAGTATGGTAAGCAGTGTCGTGAGTTGTTCACTGTTCCTGATGGTCATGTTCTTGTTGGTGCTGATGCTAGTGGTCTTGAGCTACGTATGCTGGCTCACTACATGGACGATGAGAACTACACCAAGGAGATACTCACTGGTGATATACACACAGCCAACCAGAAGGCCGCAGGATTAGACAACAGGGATGATGCCAAGACATTTATCTATGCTTTCTTGTACGGTGCAGGTGACGCCAAGATAGGTAGCATCGTGGGTGGCACTGCTGCTCATGGTAAGAGACTGAAGGCATCGTTCCTTGAGAACACACCAGCACTGGCTGACTTACGTGCTGAGACTATGGCAGATGCAGAGACAGGATTCCTCAGTGGTCTTGATGGTAGACGCATACGTGTACGATCTGCTCATGCCGCACTGAATACACTGCTACAGGGCGCTGGCGCTGTGGTGATGAAGCAAGCCATCGTCATTCTGTATGACCTGCTGGAGCGTGTTGACTTCAAGCTGGTTGCACAGGTACACGACGAGTGGCAGATAGAATGCAAACCAGAAGACGCAGACTTCATTGGTAAGTCTTGTGTTAACGCAATGGTATTCGCAGGCGAAGTCCTGCAACTGAACTGTCCGTTGGACGGAGAGTATAGAGTTGGTACTAGTTGGTGCGATACACACTAGCGCAATTCTATTTTATGTGGTATAATATTAGGGTAAGTTTAACTAGCGGAGATATGCTATATGTCTAATGAAGCACCCAATGTAATGGTCAAGTGTGACTTGTTCTGGCCCAACCTGACTCACAAGAATGAGTTAGCTGGTAAGTACACGGTCGATCTTGGTAACCTGTCTGACGCTGCGGTGACTGCGTTGGAGGATATGGGTCTTACTATCAACAACAAGGGAGATGAACGTGGACAGTACATCACCTGTAAATCCAACAACAAGTATCGTGCATTCAACCCAGATGGATCAGAGTTGCTCATCAAGGGACGAACACCACGAGACGAAATGGATGACCCCGAATCAGGAGTCATTGTGGGTAATGGTTCCAAAGCCAAGTGCCTCATCGGGTATTACGATTGGGAGTACCTCAAGAAGAAAGGTCGTAGTGCCACGCTCAAGCGCCTTGTGATTGAAGAGGTTTTTGAGTACGCACCTGAAGTTGTAGAGATGGAAGCTCTGTGATATTAATTGATGGTGATATGCTGGTATACCGTGTGGGGTTTGCTTGTGACAACGAGTCAGAGAACGTTGCAACGCAGACCCTAGACAACTACCTGTCTGAGATGGTCATGGATCTATGTGACCACTACACATCCAGCATTGTCTACCTCACTGGTAAAGGCAACTTCAGGGACGAGGTTGCTGTTACCCAACCATACAAAGGTAACCGTGATAACAAGCGCGTACCAGTACACAAGAAACTGCTCCGTGATTTTATGGTGTCAGAATGGAACGCACTAGTTGTTGATGGTATGGAAGCTGATGATGCTATTGCTATCAAGGCTACTGAGCTAGACCACAATGCCATCATCTGTTCGTTGGACAAAGACTTCAAGCAGGTGCCTTGTCCTATGTATGACTACACCAAGAAAAAAGTAAACTCAAGTTTACCTGACGATGCTATGCGCTGGTTGTACAAGCAGGCGTTGATGGGTGATCGTGTTGATAACATACCGGGCATACATGGTATCGGTCCTAAGAAAGCAGACAAGATCATTGATCCTTGTACTACTGAATGGGAATGCTACAGCGTGTGTCTTACTCACTACTGGGACAACGAGTTGGATGAGGACAGGTTATTAGAAAGTCTAAACCTGCTTTATCTGTTACGTTCACCTGACGATAGGTACACTAAACCAAGTGAAATATGATTCCAAGTTTGAGAAAGAAGCCCATGAGATTATGCAGGGCTGCGAGTATCACCCAGACGAACGACTGTTTTATCTTGTTCCTAAATACTATGAGCCTGACTTTGTTTACAAGTACAGATCCAAGACTGTATACATAGAAGCGAAGGGACGGTTCCGTACATCTGAAGAGGCACGTAAGTATGTCATTATCTCAGAAACACTCAGCCCAAAGGAGGAGTTGGTATTTCTCTTCCAACGCCCCAAGACCCCCATGCCGGGATCACGAAGAAGAAAAGACGGTACACGTTACACAATGGAAGAGTGGGCAGACAAGAACGGATTCAAGTGGTACACTATTGAAACAATACCATCAGGGTGGAAACTATGACTAGGCATTTAGTAATACCTGACACACAGATCAAACCTGATTGTCCTATTGATCATATGTACTGGGCAGGACGCTATGCCTGTGCTATGAAACCTGACGTTATCATTCATCTGGGGGATCACTGGGATATGCCTTCGTTGTCATCGTATGACGTAGGCAAGAAGTCCTTTGAAGGTAGGCGCTACTCTGCTGACGTGGAGGCAGGCAACGAAGCCATGCAGGTATTCATGGACTGCATCAGGTCAGAGCAGCAACGCCTACGCAAACGCAAGAAGAAGATATGGAAGCCACGTCTCATCTTTACTCTTGGTAATCACGAGTACAGGATAGAGCGTGCGGTAGAGAACGATGCTAAACTAGAAGGACTGATGAGCTATGAAGACCTTAACTTGCGTGGTTGGGAGGTTCTTCCGTATCTTCAGCCTATCATTGTGGATGGTATCGCTTATTGTCATTTTTTCACTAGCGGTGTTATGGGCCGCCCAGTCACGAATGCAAAGCTACTGCTACAAAAGAAGCATATGTCATGCGTCATGGGACACGTACAAGACAGAGACATCGCGTTCGACAGAAACGCAGCAGGAAAAAGAATGACATCTCTGTTCGCTGGTATCTTCTATCAGCATGACGAAGAGTATCTAAACCCACAGACTAACGGATCATGGTCTGGTTTGTGGGTGTTCAACGAAGTAGATAACGGCACGTTTGATGAGATGCCCGTGTCTATGTCATACCTGCGGGGGAAGTACGGTGTTAACTCTTGATGAAATACTAGAACGAATAGCCTCACGATATGATGAGGTAACAATAATGGAAGCACTAGAGATCACATCAGAAGAGTTAGTCGAAAGGTTTGCTGATAAAGTAAACACTAACAGTTGGAAGTTTGACTTGGAGGAAGAGTGTGAGTGTTGACAACGCTACGCCAAAAGAGTGGGACAAAGCTAGCAAGACAGTCTATGGTAGCTTGTATCATCCCAACGATCACTCACTGAAGAAACAAGTAGGTGGTGATCACTACAAGAAACTAAAGATACAACCGATAGAGTACGCTCTTGCTAATGATCTAGGTATATGCGAACACGCAGTTGTTAAGTATGTTTCTAGATGGAAGGACAAGAACGGAGTAGAAGACCTACGTAAAGCTATCCACTATATTGAAATGCTAATACAGCGAGAGCTAAATGAAGATAGTTGAAGGAAACTTTGGTAGCAAAGACGGTGAAGATTCTATCAAGACATCTGAGTTTCTGGCTGTACTAGCAGCACGAAGCAAAGAGTATGAAGAAGAAGGAAGACCAATCAAGTGTGTTGTTGTCATGTACGAAGACGGTGCTGTGTTTGAAGTAACAGCTACCGAACAATACCCTGATGGTGTATACTTACTTCTTGGATTGGCTAAGGCCGCAATTGAAAACGAAACGCTAGGGATAACTTAGTAGTGCAAAGCCCCTGCGTTAAGCTATGTAAGCTGGTGAACGATGAGTGTGTTGGCTGTCATAGAACAAAGGAAGAGATAACCAAGTGGACAACATTTACAGATGAACAAAGGAGCAACATAATTGGACGCATATCAACAATACATACACAAGAGCCGATACGCACGATACCTACCAGAAGAAAAGCGTAGGGAAACGTGGGAAGAAACAGTCAATCGCTACGTCAACTACTGGGTAGATCGTGCTAACCTCAATGACTTTGAGGTGTCAGAGATATTCAAAGCTGTCAATGATCTAGATGTCATGCCGTCTATGCGAGCGTTGATGACTGCTGGCGAGGCACTGGATCGTGACAACGTAGCTGGGTTTAACTGTAGCTACCTACCTATTGACCACCCCAAAGCATTCGATGAGATGATGTACGTCCTCATGTGTGGCACAGGTGTAGGGTTTAGTGTTGAACGACAGTACGTACAGAAACTACCAGAAGTAGCGGAGACATTCCATGCAACCGACACAGTTATTAATGTGGCAGATTCGAAGATCGGATGGGCGAAATCGTTTAGGGAGTTGGTATCACTGCTGTATTCAGGTCAGATTCCCCAATGGGATACAAGCAGAGTTAGACCTTCAGGTTCCCCGCTCAGAGTTTTTGGCGGTAGAGCATCGGGTCCAGAGCCTTTGCTCGAACTGTTCCGATTCACAGTTGACCTCTTTCAAGCTGCGGCTGGCCGAAGACTTAGCTCCGTTGAATGCCACGATCTTTGCTGCAAGATTGCTCAAATCGTCGTCGTCGGAGGAGTCCGAAGGTCAGCACTCATCAGTCTCAGTAACCTCACAGACGACCGACTGCGCCGTTGTAAACATGGGCAGTGGTGGGTAGATAATCCTCAACGTGGGCTAGCTAACAACTCAGCCTGTTACACAGAGAAGCCAGACTTTGAGGCTTTCTTAAACGAATGGACAAGTTTGTATGAATCACGATCTGGTGAACGAGGTGTCTTTAGTCGAGTGGCAAGTCAAAAGCAAGCTGCAAAGAACGAGCGACGAGATGCTACCTATGATTTTGGAACTAATCCATGTAGTGAAATCATCCTCAGACCCTACCAGTTCTGCAACCTATCGGAAGTTGTTGTCCGGTCAACCGATACGCTCGCTAGTCTCAAACGAAAAGTACGCATTGCGACTATCCTTGGAACTCTACAGGCTACCCTCACTGACTTCAGATACCTACGAAACATCTGGCGAGTAAACACAGAAGACGAAGCACTGTTGGGTGTTAGTCTTACTGGTATCATGGATCATCCGTTGTTATCAGGACGAGGAGATAAAGGTGAACTCAAGAAGTGGCTCAGAGCCATGCGACAAGAAGCAATCAAAACGAACAAGGAATGGGCTGGCAGATTGGGTATCAATATATCTACCGCTATCACTGCGGTTAAGCCTTCAGGCACTGTTAGTCAGTTGGTCGATTCTGCTAGCGGTATCCATCCTCGTTATTCTGATCAATACATTCGACGTGTACGTGCAGATGCTCGTGACCCGCTTTGCACCGTCTTAGAGGCCGCTGGTGTCCCTGTAGAGGACGATGTGATGTCACCCAGTACTAGGGTATTCAGCTTCCCTATCGCGTCTCCTGATGGCGCTGTGACAGCCGCTGAGATGGGCGCTATGGAGCAGCTAGAACTGTGGGAGATATATCAGGACGAATGGTGTGAACACAAACCATCAATGACTTGTTACTATCGTGACGATGAGTTCTTGGAGGTGGGACAGTGGTTGTATAACAAGTTCGATAAGGTATCTGGTATCAGCTTCTTGCCTTACTCAGACCACACGTATCAACAAGCACCATACGAACCTGTTGATAAGAAAACATACAACCAGTTAAAGAAAGACTTCCCTACTGAGATCAACTGGGACATCAGTGAGGAGTCTGATATGACTGAAGGTAGTCAGCAGTTAGCCTGTACAGGTAACAACTGTGAGCTATGACATGAAGATAATAGAGTAACCTTCACGTTTGCCTACGTCCTCTGGCTTGTCTTTCGGGTCATGGGACGTAGGTATTCCTTGAGATTGCAACTTCTTTATTTGATCTTTAGATCGCTGACACATAGTGTGATAGTCTATAGATGTGTATGATACACTGTGATCTTTGTCGTTCATTCGTTAATTACTCCGTCTGCAATTTTACCAACAAGCGGTAAAGCTTTTATAGATTGATCAGGAATAGGATCTCCTGTTCTTACAGTTTCTGCCATATCTTTCAAAACTGCGGCAGGGAATGTAGCTGTAACAGGAGGGAAGAGGTTGCTCAACATAGCATTAGCAGGATCGTTCATAAACTTATCGTACCCATAATCATTAGCACCCATAGCACCAAGAGTCATAACAGAACCTACTTGGTACAAAGCACTCCATGCCGCCTGCTCTGCATCAGGTGCTTCTCCTTTCAGGACTTGTCTGCTTTCGTTAACAAGACCATAACCACCACCTGATATAACAAGGTACTTAGCTGCGTTCTTCAGAGCTTGCTCTTTGTTTCCTGCTCTCCATTCTCCTATGATTCTACGCTCTAGTAAGTCAAGCTGTTTAATAGCAAAACCTTTTAACATATACATTATGCGAGCATTAGGATTAGCCAAACCAAACGAAGTCTGTGCCGCCGCATTAATAGGCTGTAGTTTAAACAAGTCAAACATAACCAAGTCACGAACTAACTCAGTCTCTGCGCCAGCTAGTATGTCTCTCTTTAACTGGTCTAGTTCTCCTCTACTAAAACTGTACTGCCACTTGGTATCAAAAGAACCACTAGCTATATCTTGTTTTGCTTTGTTAAAAGAAGCACCCATGATTTTACTTTTTCCAAAACGATCAAGCTTGGCAAAACCAGACCACTTCATAGACCAATCAAGCAGGTCAGCACTACCAGCAACAAGATTCTCTAAGAACTGATTACCTGTTGTTGTCTCACCCCGTCTAGCTTTACGAACAAACTCACCAAAAACTTGCCTCGCTAGACCCATATCAGATGGACTAAACTGTATACCTTCTTTGCTAAACAAAGAACGGAGTACGTTTCCAATACCTAGCTCAAACGAAGCATTAAACAAATCATGTACGTTCATTAATGCGCCGTAAGGATTAGCAATAGTCCCTACATAGCCAAGACTACGAACCATATCCAACTCTGCGGACATAGCTTTGTTAGCATCGACACCAAGATTATCAATAATAGATATAGCATTCTTTATTTGTAAGGGTGAGTAACCCTGCCTCTTCAACGACTCTTCAATAATTTTTTCATCGAACAGCTTTAACGTACCACCTTCCTCAAACCTAGCAGTAGCCTCAAGATCACTGGCACCTTTCTTTTTAGCTTTCTTAGCAGCCCCTCTCTTCTGTATTTGAGATGGCGTTAAAGCCTCTAACGGTTTACCATGAGTACGTAACCCAAGCTGTGCGCCTAGCTCCATTCTAGTAAGCGACTGCCGCTGCCATGTCCAATGAGAATCAAAAATATTAGCCATCTCCAACTGTTTTTCTGGTGGTTTCTCTGCCTGTGCTTTACGCCACTCAGCCATAGTCTTTCGGCTACGTACTTTTGACGCTGCATCTTTAGCCTTACCAGCAGCTATAGGACGTTTCAAACCTACATCACGCATAACCAAAGTAGGAGTTGAGTGCATCCACACGTTAGACAAAACACCACTAGTCACTTCTGTTCTGTAACGCTTGTTAAACTCATAGGCATCATCAATAAACTGTTGTAGCCTAACATCAGCGCCTTTACCTATTTTAGTAACAGCCATGTTCTTTGCTTTTTGTAGTGCTTGCAACGCCGCTGCTTCACCTATGTTTTCTGCGTTAACTGCATCGTGCATAGCGTCATTAAACTTAGGGTTTTGTGCAAGCTGTCGAAACGGTTCCATACCTTTCCACATTTTATCCAAGTAAACTTGCTCACGAGTTACCCTGTTCATAGCTCTGATAATACGTTGAGCAAAAGCAGTACCTACCATTGTTTCAGCAAGAGTAGAAGTAGGAGAAACAAACTGCCTGTACCTAGCTATAATGGATTGTGCCTCTGGTACTGTCTTAGCACCATCACGCAAAACAAAACTAGACACACGATCAAGAAGCTCTTGACGCAAAACATTTAGTTCTTCAAGACCTTTCTTTGCTCCACGCTCGTCAATAAGCGCACGAATATTCTTTATAGCTTTGTCACTGCGAATAACTTTGTTGTATTGCCTACCACTAATACCCATATCTTCAGCATACTTAGCCATACGTTGATAAAACGTAGTGCCTAGTTCTTGGGGTAATCGTCCTTGTCTAGCAATAACGTCAGACAAATACTCTGTTTCTCTGATAAGAAGTTGTGTTGCTAATTCGTCATCGGTAATGTCAGCCGTAGGTCTTGCAATTTTAGCTCCACTAATAGCCTTTGCATTAGCATCAGCCTGCATTTCAAACAACTCTTCAGGGGTTCTTGCTAGCTTGCCATTAGCAGGGTTGCTGATGCCTTGGAACAAGCGACCAAACGCAGCACCAAAAGCTGCACCGCCTACGCCACGAGCAAGACGATCATCAAAACCTTCACCAGTAGCGGCCATGTACAAACCGCCCTCTGTAGCTGTTGCGCCAACTAAACCCATTCCTGCTTTTGTTAGTCCTTTGTACAAGAACGAACCAGTAGGAAGAGAACCAGCAATTTCTAGTGGCATAGAAAACTGTGCCGCCGCAGGATCAGAACCTTTAAACTCTTCTCGTGCTACTTCGTATTCAGCCTTAGCTCTTGCATAAGACTTGTCTGAAGTAAGCGCAGTACCAGCAGCAACAATCTCACCAAGAAGACCCAGTGTTAATCCTTCTCCAAGTTCTGTGGCTAAACCAGCGCCACGAGCATTACGCATACTTTGAAGCTCTCTAGCAGCAGCCAACGCTTTTGGAGAGATAGCAGGATTAGTCATATCTTTTTCAGTAGGCGTTGCTAAATCTACTTCAGGTGGCCGTTCTTGTACAGGCTGTGCTTTAACTTCTGCTTCTTTTAAAGGTCGCTCAGGTACATCTACCTCTCGTAAAGTTTTCTTACGATACTTAGGATCAAGTTTATCCATCTCTTCATAAAGAGATTTAAGCTGCTTTGCTGCTTCGATAACTTTAGGAGCAACATCTTTTTTAGGAATAGGAACTTGACCACGTTGGGTAGGTACTATCTCTTCTAGCTCTGGTAAGGGTGGTGGAGTTTCATCTACTCTTTGTGCAGTTACGTCTACCTCTGGAAAACGACCAGCACGTTGTGGTACTGTTACTTCTTGAACAGTAGGCTTTTGAGGTATAGGTATCTGCCCACGCTGAGTAGGCACTACCTCTTGCAATTCTGGTAAAGGAGGAGGCGTAGGATCAACTCGTTGTGCATCAACAGTTACTTCAGGGAATCTACCGCCACGTTGAGGAACACTAACAGGACCAACAGCTTGTTCAGGTACACGTTGTGCATCAACAGTTACTTCAGGGAATCTACCACTGCGTTGTGGTGTTTCTATTTCTTTAAGTAAACCAGAAGATATGTAAGACTCAGGCACAGGAGTAGCGTCTACAGCAATGGTCTTGAGTAAAGAAGGATCTTGTTTAAACTGCTCAAGCGCCTGTAAAGCTTTAGGACCAAGAGGTTCAGGTTTAAAAGGAACAGCTACCTGATCTTTTACTTCCGCAAACTTTTCATTGCTTCGTTTTAAAGTAGGTTGATCTGTTCTGTCTGTATGGTGATGATCCAAATACAGGTCTTGGCCTGCATCCCAATTGCCATTAGCTAAATCAACAATCAACTTGTCAGTACCAACACCCTCTTTGTTTTGTTGAGGACGTTGCTGTATGTCAAACATTATTAAACGTCTAACTTCATCTTCAGATAAATCAGCAGGATCTCTGTCTTTGTCTGCTAGAGCATCAGTCATCCATTCAGGAGGCTCAACATCGGCTTTTTTATAAGCACGAATAGCTCTCCTGAGCATGACAGGATAAGAACCTTTTAGTATTTGATACGGTCCTCTAGCAGAAGAAAACGGATTGTACGTATTCCAACCACCGCTAGACTCAATCTCTTTTACTGTATCAAACCACAGATTAAAATTAGGTGCTGCTTGATAAGGATCAACACCCAAGCCTTCTAACATATCAAGCATCGCAGGATCATTCATCCACGTAGGAAGATCACTTGACGCAGTAGGCGCTGTTCTTGCTTCTAACTCAGCCATATGCTAAAGTCTCATTTAAAATAAAGCAGATTCAATACCAACGGGAGCTATTTGCTCGCCCCTTAATGCAGCGTTAACTTCATCTTGAACCATACGTCTTTGAACAGGAGTAAGCTCATTAATGTCTTGATCTTCTGTTAGAAGTCCTTTATGAACTGCTTGTTCTTTTATCATAGTAGCTGTTAAAGTTTGAATATCTTGCCTACGTTCGTATGATGCTTTAGACCTATCAAATTCAGCCTTAAATCTTTTACTCATCCAATCTTCTACAATGCCTTCTACTTCGTTAGGTTTAGCATTAATAACAAGACCATAAAGCTGATCGTAATCGTCTTGTGTCATTTCTTCTTCTATTTCTGATTTAAGATCATCTTGAAATATATCAATGTAGTCATATTTTTTAGCAAGAGAATTTATAGCAAAGTCTACGTGTCCTTGTGCTTGTAGTTTAGTAGCAATAGGAGCGCGAGATTTTAAATTATTTTCTAGTTCAGTTGTTTTTAAGTCAGTATACAAACGTCTGTTTTGTGCATTTGATTGACCTTTTAACAACCCTTCATCAGCGCCTGCGTCTACTAAAAATTTAAGTTCTGCTTCAGACAAAGGTTCATTGTTTTTAAGTTTTTCTAATTGTTCTGCTCTAAAACTTTCTCGCTTTAAAAAGTTATCTTGGTGTGTGCTTACAGCTTCGCCCATATTGTTGTTAATATACATTTGCGATTTTGTTTGATATTGTTCAGAGTCAATACCAAACTGCCTAGCAATTGTCTCTAGATCGTTAGTGACTAATGTAGCTTGATTGTTTAAAATGTCTGCTTGTTGTTTGATACCCGCAAAGTACGCTGCTGCTGTACGTCCCTGAACGCCACTAGGGTCCATGCCAGCGTTACCTAACAACTCTGCCATTTGTCTTTCAACTTCTTTAGCGCCGTCTATATCTCCACTGCTAAACAACTGACTACGCTGTAGCTCTAGACCGTTTACTTGCCTAGTAATAGAAGACTCTGTTAATTTACGAGTGGACAATGCAGCTTGTGCCATAGCCATAGGATCACCAGACCGTGCCGCTGCTTGCATAATCAAAGGGTTTAACTTGCTATAGTCTCCTGTCTCCATAGCCTCGTTAAACATACCCACACGCTTTCTTCTTTCAGGGGCTTCACCAATAGCTTTACCTACGCCTGTTAATTCGTAACCGGGAGTAGTCAGACTGCTTAAAAATCTTTCACCAAACCTAGCCATTTTACGTCCTCTTAGATTCCTAATGCGTCTTTAAGTGTTTCGTACCAACTGCTATCATCACTAGAGTTCATACTGCCTGACAACAAACCAGTACCCACTTGTCCCATTAAGTTAGCTTGACCAACACCAGATGCCAGCAACGCTTCAAGACCACCCATAGATGCTTCACCAAACAAGCCAGCACCTTGAAGTTGCCCACGTTGTTGTAACTGTGGGAACAAGGAAGATGCTTGTAGAGCTTGCATGGCTTGTGCTTGTGGTACGTAAGCAGACGCAAGAGCTTGTGCCGCTCGCTGTTGCTGTGCACCTCGTAGTGCTTCTGCACCTGTGTACATACCTTGTGAAGCTTGCAGTGCTTGTAGTGCTTGTGCTTGGTTAGCTACATCAAGAGCCTGACGTTGTTGCGCCAACGTAGAGCCTAGACCTGTGTACTGAAGACCAAGACCAGCTTGTTGTGCTTGTAATCCACCAGCAATCTGAGCCAGTGATCCTGCTTGTCCTGCCGCTGTAGCCGCTCTGCCTAGACCTTCAGACCTAAGCTGGCTTTCAATCTGGTTAGCAGACAGTCCTAGTTGTGAAAGCTGTGCCGCTCTCTGTTGTGCCGCACTTTGCAACGTGTTAGACAACCCAGCCTGTTGACCAAACATACCACCAAGAGTCTGTGCAGTGCCTAGTGCTTGCTGTCGTTCTTGTTGTGCTTGTTGCATAGCCATCAGAGATGCTTGGTTCTGTGCTGATTCTCGTGCCTTAGATAGTGCAAGTTGCTCTGGTGTACCACCAAACATAGAAGTACGAACACCTAAACGGCCTTGACTAGCCAGACGCTCTTCTAATGCAAGCTGTTGTCTTTCTTCTTCTCCAAGCTGTGTAGCCCTGATACGGTTGTACACATCCTGTTCTCTAGCCCCTGTAGGCATCAGAACGTCTTGTGCTGCTTGTCCAGCTAACGCTCCGTACTGTCTGCGTAGTGCCTCTACATCTTGAGGGGCTGTTGTTTGTAGACCTCTAGCGCCTAAGCTAAGAGCCTGTGAACCAAGGGCACCAATCTGCTGGCTAGGTCGTTGTGCCAACATACCGGGAACCTGCCCAGCAAACTGACCACGCAACAGGTTAATATCCATAGGCTGTGCTTGAGCGCCCCGCATAAACTGCTGGCCCATACCGTAAGCCTGTCCAGAAGCTAACTCTGCTTGAGGTATACCAAATGCTTGTTGACCAAGAATAGTCTCACCTGTAGTGGCTAAGGTATCTCCTAGCCCTATCATTCTTGCAGCACCTTCAGGATCAGAAGCCATTAACTGGTTAAAAGTATTTAACCCAAGACCCTGTGCCTGTTGTTCTACACCGCCTAGAGAAAAGCCTGCTTGTCCTGTTACAGGATCGTAACCAAAGCTTGAGCCGGTACTAGTAGTAAGACCAAAAGGTTGGAACTGTGTCTGCTCTAATTGTTGAGCAGCAATTGTTTGAGCGCCCTGTTGAGCAGCTTCACCAATACCTCCAAGACGGTTGTACGCTCCCATGACAGCACCAGCGCCCAAGATAGGTGCGCCAAAAGCATCAAACAGTCCTTGAGCGCCTGTTATAAAATCTTCTACGGTTGGCATTAGCAAATACCTCTTTTCTTGTTATAATTCATCATAGCGTCTTACCTACTAGTGCTAGTACATTCATTTCTTGTATAGACAACCCGTAACCGTTAATGTCTGTTTCAATACCAACAGTAATTACGGTTCCGTAACCAGTAGTGTTTAACGCTTTTCTGTTTACAAGCTCGCCTTCAGAGTACTGTGCTACGTTGTATTCTGACTCTCCGTAAAAACCGGGAATAAGATCACTTACTGTAAACACTCTAGAGTTGGTTGCTGTTTTAAAATCGTAAGCCCACTTGAGAATAATGTTGGCGTTGTTGCCACCAATAATAGTAGGCCGTACCTTCTTTAGCATTTTGATTTTAGAAGGGTCACCAAACGTAAGACCGGGACTTGTATAACGAAAACGATAAGTCTCGTTGTTGTCAAAGTAACCAAAGTACTTGCCAATACCAGCAACAGTGCCTATGTACAGGTCACCGTTTCTGTTTCTGTGGTAGCACTTAAAGTTAACACTAGGCCATCTTGTTACCCTATAAGAGTTGTTTTCCAAAACCCCTCTAAGATCAAAACAAAAAGATAGATTCACATCTGGGAAAGACAAAAGATAAAAGTAATTCTCTGGGCTGTACACAGATGTAATAGGTTCAGTTGTTGTAGCAATGTAAGCAATAATCTCTTGCTTGACGTTTCTACTTAGGTCAGACATAGGCAGAGACTTTTCTTGAATAGAACGTCCCAAGCTACGCAAACCATCGTCACTCAAGAACAACAAGTCTGTACCAATGTTCTGCACAGTCTTTCTACCAACACAGCCTACGTTTGGTATTGTGTCTTGTAGTGCCATAGTAGCAGGGCTTTCTGCACCACTGTACGTAATAATGCTATGCTCACCAAAGATAACTAGCAGGCCGTTGTGTGCCGCAATAGCTACAACCTTGTCAAAACCGCTGGGCCATGCCTTAGATACATCAATAGAACCACTAGACCCACCAGTAAAATCATGACCTATTAACAAGTCAGACCAGTAAATAGTGTTATCATCTGTAGCGTTACCTACGCACCATATACGCCCATATGCAGCGATGGCTTCGTGGCAATACTGTGTAGACGAAACAGAAGCACCAGCTACACTGGACATCTTGGTTACTGCGCCTAGACTGTTGCTGTACACCAGAGGTTCGTAACCACGTTGGAAGAAATAAGCGTGATCGTTAAAGTTAATTATCTTCCAATCGTTGTCTGTAATCGTGTACGATCCCGGTGTAGCGTCAACCAGTGTAGTCGTACCTGTCATGATCTTGTTGTTGCCAGTACTAAAGATTACTTCGTTACCGGCGTTGTCGTAGAACTCGTGAATAATGCTAATATAATCTGTACCAAGAACAGTTTTGTCTTGTGTAATTACTTGGTTTCCTTTTCTTGATGCGAGCCTACCTCGTCTATCAATAACAGCGTTGTCTGCAATCTCCGCAAAAGAAGGATCTTGTGCAAGTGGAGAGTCTTCTGTGTTGATCCCTTTGAACGCAGGAGCAACTAGATTAATACTTTGTAGAGGCTGGGCCATCTAGTATCTCCCTATGGTGTAAACCAAATAGTTTCTTCAGGATGTTTTTGTGCATCAAGAGCAATAGCATCAGACAGATACTTGTCAGCAATGGCAAAGTACTCTGGAGTTGACGTACCACCTGTCTCACCACGTTCACGGGCTAGCATAGCAATAGCCATATGGATTACAGGTTGACTAGGAATAGCAAGCGTATCGCTGTCGTTAGTCAGTTCTACGTTTCTAATAACGCTTTTAATCTTCAAAGAATAAACACCATCAGGCTTGGGATACACATCAATCTGTGCGTCACCAGAACCGTCAATACCGCTAAAGGTGTAGTACTGAGGTTCACCAGAAGCAGGAGTCTGTACTAAGAACTTATCGTCAAACCATTCTTGTGGTCTATACTCCATAACAATATTAGATGTGTCGTTAATGATGTTTAAGATTTTACCTTGGTCTTGGTAGCCAGTTAACGAGTAAGTGTAGTCATCAGCAACCGTAGAAACTGTAAGAGTAGACCTAAGATTAGACCAATCCCATGCGTTTTCTACAAGCTGTTTAGCATCGTTAATGTAGTCACCAACCATAGCACTGTACGAATCGCTACTTACAGTGGTTACTTCATCTTCTCGTAACCGCCTAAGTACGTTGTTTACTAGATTTAAATATGTCATACGTAATCCTTGAACATACCTTGGTTAATAATACGATCAAGAGAAGCCGAGTAATCAATGTTAGGATTCTGAACTATTTCTTGTATTGTTGGTGTCTGGTACGAAAGACCTTTAAATTCATAGGGAGTAAACGGTCTACTTGATACACCATCTCTTCCATCTTTACCGTCTTTACCGTCTTCACCATCTATTCCGGGCGGTCCACCTGTACCGGGGCCACCTGTACCGGGATCACCTGTACCGGGATCGCCTGTACCGGGATCACCAGTGCCTGCTACTGTAGCTATAACACCACCAAGAGCGCCTGTTATGGTATCTGTAATTAAAGATCCAGTACCTTTACCAGTACCTGTTCCAGTATCAACATCTCCACCATCACCAGTAGTTACACCACTATCGCCACCACCAGTAACATTAGTGCCATTACCGCCACCAGTAACATCAGTACCATCACCACTTCCAGTAGTTACATCACCAGTAGTAACAGTGTCAACATCAGCACCAGCACCGCCTGTTAACATACCACCAGCGCCCGTAGAAACGCTTGTCGTGCTTGAGTCTACAGATGCTGTAACATCAATAGCGCCTAAAGCAGCAGCAGCCTGTTCAGCAGATATAGTACCAGCAGCAACAGCCGCGTTAATTGCGTTTGTTAACTGTGAAGCAGAGGCACCTTGTTGGCTTGCCGCAGTAACTATTTCGTTTACTTGATTAGTATTTGTAGCAGTAGAAATAGCATCCGCAGTATTATTAGCAGTTTCTACACCACCAGCAGGATCTGTTTTTGTAACCTCTGTAACTTCCGTAGGATCTACTGTCTCTGGTGGAGTATCAGGAGTTCTAACGGCTGTAATTTCAGTAGTGCCTTGTGCTTTAACATATTCAGTGTTAGTTATAGGGTCGTACCATACCTCATTAACTTCACCATTAGGCCCAAAAATAAGACCAGAAAACTGACCTTGTTCAAAGTTATCTTGTAACCCAGCAGGAGGATACTTATAATTAATAGCAGTACCACTTTGATCAAAATATGTAACAGACTCTAAAGGCTCATCTATGGCTTTAGCTGCTACCATAGTTAGTTCGTCAACTGTTTGAGGATCATCTACTACGTTACCTTGAGCATCAACCCACTGACCTTCTACCTTTTTGTAAGCTAGCTCACCAGTTTCGTAACTAATGTAACCGTCTGTCCCGCCTTCAGAAGTCCAAACTAAATCACCTTTACCACCACCAAATACTTCATCATAATATTTTTGGGTAACTGTTACTTGGTTTCCAGCAGCGTCATAACCAACAAACTCATCACCAGAACGACCAACAAGTTTTGGATCTACTGGGACTCCGTTTTCATCAACATAAACAGGATCATCCATTTGATAGTTATAAATGTTTTTAGCTGTAACATCAGTAGTAATTTCTTGTAAATCTACTCCTGACAATTTACCGTCGTTGTTGGTGTCTAATGTAGACATATTGCCTAAGTTATCACCAGCGTAGTTAAATACATCACCCGCTGCGTTAACCATTACTCCGTCACCTACAGTAGTGTAGTTAGGATTCAAAAACGGATCTTTTATGTCTGCGTTTATAGCGGCTTGTTGGAACTCTTCGTACTCAGCAAGATCAGCCATGTACTCGTCTTCAGGAATACCTAAAGCATTCATGTTCGTATTAAACTGATTAAACGCTTCTATACCTCCACCAATAACAGCGGCAACAGCAGCTTCTTTTAAATCTATATCACCTGTAGACACAAGCTGTGTAAGCAGTGACATACCGCCAGCTTTAATGGCAGCGTCTACTATAGGTATATTAGTTTCTGTAAGAGTTTTTAGAGTGTCGACAGTTGAAGAAACAGTGTTAGAAATTTCTCCTATAACACCATCAACTTCTGTGCTGGCTTCTAAAACATTACCTAATTTATCACCAGCATAACCAGTAGCAGCAGAAATTAATGCTTGTTTTAAATCTACTTCTCCTGTAGTTATTAACTGAGCAGCCGCAGAACTAATACCTTGTACAGCCGCCGTAGCTGCTGATCCTGTTATTCCTACTGATCCTAATGCTGTAGTAAGAGGACCAGCTAACAAACCACCTGTCATAGCACCAGCAGCGACAGACATAATAATGCCACCAAAGTCTATACTGGTATCTACAAATCTAGTTTGACTAAGACCACTACCATTAAAACCCCATACCTGACCATCATCATCTGTGTACGTAGTAGCTATTCCGTACTTAGCGGCTAACGCATCTACAGCTTCTTGGTTGTCTGCATACGTAGCATTAATATTGCCTGTATACAAAGAGCTAGACTCCTGAACAAAATTAAAATACGAATCAAAATCTAAATTAGGGTTTTGCTCTTTGAACAAGCCCATGCCTGTTCCTTTGTCGCCATCCCAAAACGCTTTAATTTCATCTTTAGTGTAGTAGTTACCTTGACTATAGTTTCTACTAAAGTCATCGCTGGCTTCGCCATAGTTATTGTAACGATCATCTTCAAGGGGCTGAGTAAAATAATAAACAGGCTCACTGTAATCAATATTAGATACCCAACCTTCTGATGTAAGCTCTGCGTTATTTCTATAAAACTGTCCGTCTTCTCCTACAACAACAGGATCAGGACGATCTTCATTTAGTTGTGCTTGTATACCCAACCCCATAGTATCTGGAGCATTAGCTAATATAGTCAACGCTTCTGTGTAATCAGTAGTATCTTCTAAACCAGTAGCTTCGTTGGTAGTATCAGCAAGAATATCTAATTCATCTGTTGCCATATCTACTTACCCTTCATCTGCATTAGCTTGTCAGCACCACGTATACCAAAGCTGGCCGTGACTGCTACGTAAAGCAAGTACTGGTAGTAATCAGGTAGTTTGTCTAGCTCAGTAAACGCCATACCTACCCGTTGCATAATACTCAAGTCATCCATAGCCACTCCGTAACACACAGCCAACAGAGGCATCGACAGTACCACAGTAAACCATTCGTCTTTCCACGAGGTTGCACTAGCAGCAGCCATCTCTTGTTCCCACGTAGCTGTGTTCTTGATGACTTCCATCTTAGCTACGTGTTTGGCTTGTGACTGCTCGTGCTTGTTACTGAGCCAAGTCTTAGCGAGTCCAGCGATAGGGCCTATGAGTGCAGTCCACATACTTCAGTCTTCCTTTACGAATCGACCTTTATCGTCACGCTTGCGTTTCTTTGCAAACAAGCCTTGGACTGTATCGGTTTCCCATATCCTGATGCCTACCCATACGATAGTAAACGTGGCAGATATAGGAGGAAGAATTGCACTAATAGTACCTAACATAGTTCCTACGCTCATTACATCAATAACTTGCTTTGCGGACTCATCCATTGCTAAACCCCTGAATTAAATTGGCAGTAAACCAGACAACCCCACCAGAAACCATTAGACCCATGATTACTGCTGACACGTCCAACATACGTCTTTGTCTGCGCCTCTGTTTGTATATAAGTTGTTCACGTTTAGCTTTGATGTCTCGACGCATCTGGATCATCTCAGCGTAGGTTTCAGTTCCGTAAGCCCACGTAATCAACTCTCTGATTTGCCTCTCTTGTTCTTCTATCTTCTTTTTAGCTATGACAGCGTTCAACGCCTGTTCTTCTACAGAGTTACCGTCGAACATCTTCTTGAACAACGGTGGGTTTTCTATCTCCTTCTCTGCTTCCTTCAGGTCGCTAACAAACGTGTACCACTGGCCTAGCTTCTTTGCTACGTGTTCAAACTCAGCGCCTCTGTCAACAAGGACTTGTACGCCCTTGAACGCAGTAGACGCCATAGCAACCAGTGACAACGGGTCCATAGATTACTCTGGCTTCGTAGGCCATGTGATAGTCTGTGGAAACCCTTCTTGCTGTGGTACGTCTCGTAAGGCCTGTCTGTAAGCCGTCATAGCCTCTGTCATGGTTACATCAGACAACCCGTAGTGGTCTGTAGCCTTCAACAGATCGTCCCGTGTAGCTCGTTCTGTGGCCTCTAGAGCGGCATTGTCAGCGGCTACCTTAGCGTCTATCTGATCCTGTACGGTTACAACAGTTCCTTCGTCGTCTGTGTACTCTTGGAACATATCGTTTTCTGTCCAAGCCCATACCCAGTTACCGTTGGCGTCCTGCTCTACACCGTTGCGTACTACAACCTTGTAATCTCCAGACGGTTCAGGTTGTGCCGTAGGCGTTACAGGGTCAATGCCTAATGATTGGTGTACGTTTTCACCCCAAACTTTAGGGAGTGACACATTTGAGTGCATCTTTCGGATTTCGCCTTGAGTTTTGACTTCACCCGTTGATCTAATGCGATACTGTGACATAATTTAATTTCCTAAAATTACCAAGTATTTATGTTGTGGGTGTTTGGATTAGTAGTGACTGTAATACCGCTACTTGCATCAACAGTTGTAGGAGTAAAATTAAGGGTGCTAACCGCTGCTGAACTTATAGTTTGGGCAGCATTGTTCATTGTTGTAGTTTGCGTATCATTATAGTAAGTAAAACCAGTAGCGTTGTTTAAAGATTTTCCGCTGGTATATCCACCACCGTTTTCTAAACTTTGAGTTAAGACCAAACCCAAAG